AAGCCGCATGGTTTTGAAGGAGCGCGACAGGTGCGCCAAGGCTGCGGCGCCCGAGAGCATCCCCTACAGCGACGACGAATGGCGTGTGCGCTGTGAGGTGCGCGATGCGATTCTTGATGCCTAACGCAAAGCTAAACGGCGGGCCGTAGGCCCGTCCGTTTGAGCGACCTGTTATTGACACAAACCCGAATATCTGTGTTATGCTACGCGCGCAACCCACGCGCACCCGCACAGATGCGATCTGACGGGTGGAATCTGACGGCGCAACAAGCGTCCAAGCCGGCAAGCCCGGCAGACAGCGCGGGGGTAACTATCACCAAGGCCCGCCAAGTGCGGGCTTTGTCACATCTGAGGCACAAGCCTCGAACAGGCTGAGGGGCGGTCACTCAATCATCCACAAGCGGCAGTGTCCGCAGCAGGGTTGACCGTCCCCTCCCATTTCAGTCCCGCACTTACCCGGCAATCGGCGCCGGAACCGCACGGGCAAATGCGGTTAGGACTCTCCCCGGCGCGCTGTAGTCGGGATAGCCGAAGCACAGCAAACCGGCGAACCCACCCACAACTGGAAGCGGCGAAAGCCCGCCGATGGATTCACCCACCGCGTGGAGTAAGAATGGCAAACGCAGCATTGATCTTCAAAGACGACGGCAAGGGCGGCATCGTGATGACCGCTCGCTACGATGGCGGGTGGGATTACAACTCAAAAGCCCACATGGCCGTCTACAAGATCGCAAACAACCTGGGCGAGCCTACGGGAGAGCCGATCTTCGAGGTTGGCGACAAGAAGGCCGAGCGCACGGTTGTGCTGGCGAAGGCGTGAGTACAAGTGAGCGAGAGCTAACGTGGCACTGAATGCGAAGCAGAGTGCGTTCGTCAGCGAATACCTTGTTGATCTGAACGCGACTCAGGCGGCAATAAGGGCCGGATACAGCGAGAAGACCGCATATTCGATCGGCCACGAGAACCTGAGCAAACCTGACATAGCGGCCGCAATTGCTGCGGCGCAACAAGAGCGCGCTAAAGCAAACGGAATCACGGTTGAGCGAGTGCTGCAGGAGGTATCGAGGCTGGCCTTCAGCGACGTTCGTAAGGCGTTTGATGAGTCTGGAAACCTGAAACTGCCGCAGGACATCGACGACGATACGGCGGCTGCGTTGGCGGGCATCGACACGGTTACGACATCGGTTGCGGGCAGTGAATCGCCGCTGTCGTTGGTGACGAAGAAAATTAAGGTGTTTGACAAGGGCGCGGCTCTCACGCTCGCGATGCGGCACCTTGGGATGTTCAACGATAAGGTAACGGTAGACGCTACGGTTCAAGGTGACGTGGTATACAAGGCGTTCATTCCCCCGCGTGGCAAGAGTAATTGAATATCATCCGAGCGCGACGCTCGCAAAGTTTCATTCAAGTCAGGCGTTAGTAAGGGGGATTCGCGGCCCATTCGGAAGTGGTAAGTCAGTTGGGTGTTGTTGGGAGATATGGACTCGGGCCTGTGAGCAGCGCGCCAACAAGGACAACATCCGGCGATCCCGATGGATGGTCACTCGCAACACCTACGGCGAACTGACTTCAACCACGATCAAGACGTGGCTCGACTGGTTCCCGGAGTCGCGGTTTGGGAAGATCGTCTACAGCGCGCCGATCACGCAGACGCTGCGGATGAAGCTCGGCGACGGGACGACCGTAGAACTTGAAATGCTGTTCCTGGCTCTTGACAGGCCGGAACACATCAAGAAAGTCCTGTCGCTCGACGTGACCGGCGCGTGGATGAACGAGGCGCGCGAGCAGCCGAAGGCAATCCTAGATGCGTTGACGGGCCGGGTTGGCCGTTACCCGCGCGGTGAGGACGGCGGGGTAACGTGGTCGGGCGTCATCATGGACACGAACAGTCCAGACGACGATCATTGGTGGTATGTCCTGGCCGAACTGCAAAAGCCGGACGAGTTCGAGTTCTTCGCACAACCGGCCGGCGACTCGGACGACGCGGAGAATCTGGACTGGCTGCTTCAGACGCCGGAAACGCTTGAGTTCCCGATGGGGCACCCGCAGCGTAAGGCGCAGGGAGCGAAATATTACGAGCGGCTAAAGGCCGGCAAGACGAAGGAATGGATCAAGGTCTACGTCAAAGGGCAGTACGGAACCGTCCATGACGGCAAGCCGGTCTACGCCGAGGAATGGAACGACACGCTCCACGTCAAGCCGATCAACCCGATTCAGGGTGTCCCGCTTGATATTGGGCTCGACTTCGGCCTGACGCCGGCCGCAGTCATCACGCAGACTGATGCTCGGGGCAGGTTGCTGGTGCTGGATGAGCTTTGTGGCAGCGACATGGCAATCAGGCAGTTCCTTCAAGACGCGCTCATCCCGCAGTTGACGAAGGTGTACCCGCAATGGTGGGCGAAGAAGGATCACCCTGACAAGCCGATGATCCGGTGCTTCGGCGATCCAGCCGGCGCGCAGCGGGCGCAGACAGACGAGAAATCGTGCTTCCAGGAGGTTCGCTCTGCCGGGCTTCGCATCCAGCCGGCAAAGTCGAATGCGTGGCTCGCGCGACGCGGTTCCGTGGCGTGGTTCCTGTCAAAACTGACCGGCGGAACGGCGGCGCTGATGCTCGATCCGTGCTGTTCCGTGCTTCGCAAGGGGTTCAACGGCGGATATAAGTACCGCCGAGTTCAAGTTACCGGCGAAGAACGATACACGGATGAACCAATGAAGAATTCCTATTCTCATCCGCATGATGCGCTGCAATATGTGGCGATGGAATCAGGCGGGGTGCAAGCAATGCAGCCGCCGAAAGCTCAGGCGCGAGTCGCGCAGTTTCACTCGTCATACTCAGAAACCGGCGTGCTCGGATAGAGGGAATGCAATGCAACAACTAGAGCGACGCGCCTGACATGGCGGATCAGATGGGCGACGAGGCTGAAGCGCAAGACCGCTCGCCCGTAGACCTAAGTGCGTTCGGCAAGGCCATCGCCAAGCTGCGCGACGAAGCCCAAAAGGCCCGCAAGGACTCCGGCATCGAGGATGTCTGGACGTACTGCGAGGAAGCGTATACCGGGATCGACGACGAGAACCGCGCCGAGTTCGCGGCTGCCAAGTGGGCCAAGCCGTACACCGGACAAGGCCCGCTCGTCAATCGCGGCAATTCGAGCGATGGTGTCAGGTCAACCGCTTTCGTCAGGCTGACAGCGCGCTACGTCGATGCCGGAGCGGCGAAGATCGGCGAGATTACGCTGCCCGTCGATGGCCCTCCAATGACGCTCGATCCGACGCCGGTTCCCGAGTTGATCGGCGGGTTGGAAGACGAGCGCGAAGTCCTCAACAACGGCCAGCCCGTCATGCGTGCCGCCGAGGAAAGCGATCCAGGCGTGCCGGGTGAGGATGGGCAGGAAGTCCGGCCCGAGAAGGTGCCGCTCAAGGTCAAAGACCTCGCCAGGCGGCAGATGGAGAAGGCGGAGGAAAAGGCCAAGGCAGCAACCGATCGCATCTACGACTGGCTCGCCGAGGGCAAGCACGTTGCACAGATGCGCAAGGTCGAGTTTGACATGGCCCGCCTTGGGGTTGGCGTGTTGAAAGGCCCGGTGCCGTTCAATCGCAAGGCAAAGTCGGTGACGAGCACAGACAACGGCGTCGAGATGAGCATCGTCACGAAGCTCGTCCCGCGTACCGTGTGGGTCGACCCGTGGAATTTCTTCCCGGCCCCTGATTGTGGAGAGAACATCCACGATGGCGGGGGCGTGTTCGAGCGCGACTTTCTCTCACCGAAGGCGCTCGAAGCCCTGAAGGATCAACCCGGCTACATCCCCGAGGCGATAGACAAGGTACTGATGGAAGGCCCGGAGAAGATCAATCTCGAGGGCGTCAACCCCGGCGAGAAGAACGAGAGCAAGCGGTTTACCGTCTGGTACGGCTACTGTGAAATCGGGGCCAAAGAACTGCTCGCAGCGAATCCCGAGGGCGGTGACGACGAGTTTGAAGAAGGCGAGAAGGTTCACGCGATCGTCACGCTGGTAAACGATACCGTCATCAAGGCAGTCGCAAACCCGCTCGACTCGGGCGCGTTCCCGTATCACGCGGCGCCGTGGAGACGCCGGGCGGGGCATTGGGCGGGGATCGGGGTTGCAGAGCAATGCAAGCTCCCGCAGCGAGGCATCAACGCGGCGACTAGAGCCCTGTTCAACAACGCCGGCAAGTCGGCTGGCACGCAACTCGTCATCAACCGCAGCCGGATCGAGCCCGCAGATACGCGATGGGCGTTCACGCCGGACAAAGTTTGGTGGGACAACGACCCGACAGGCACAGGCGACGTGAGAACCGCGTTCTATGCGTTCACCCCGCAGAACGCGACGAATCAGTTGATGTCGATCATCGAATACAACTTCCGGCTGGCCGAGGAAAGCACAAGCATTCCGCTCATCACCCAGGGCTTCAGCGGGGACACGACACCGGATACGTTCGGCGCGACGCAGATTCAGGACAACAACGCCAATCAACTTCTGCGCGACGTTGGCTACTCGGTCGCGGACAACATCACGAACCCGCTCGGCGATCAACTCTACGAGTGGTTGCTTCTTGACCCTGATGTTCCGAACGAAGAAAAGGGCGACTATCAGGTCAACATCAACGCAGCAGCTGTGATGATCGAACGAGCAGTCCACGACCAGACGATCATGCAGATGGGGCCGCTCGTCGGGAACCCCGCCTTCGGACTCAACCCCAAGTTGTGGGCGGCGCAGATGCTGCGCTCCAAGCGGCTCAACCCGGCAGACTTCCAGTACACCGAAGTCGAACTAGCCGAGCAGGCGAAGAACCAGGCGCCGCCGCCGCAGATCGCTGTTGCTCAGATCAGGGCGCAGAGCGCGGAGAAGATCGCCGAAGGCCACGACGCAGCATCGGTGCAGAAGATGCAAGTCGATACCGATCGCGACCGTGCCTATGTGGACAGCCAGGCGCGCCGCGATGAGGCATTGGCCAACCTGAAGCTCGAAGAACTGCGGCTAAAGGTGCAGCTCGCGCAACTCGACTACGCAAACCGCGAGAAGATAAGTTTGCAAGACGCCAAGGTGAAACTCGCCGACACGGCGATGAAGCTCAAGACGACGAAGGAACTCGCCTACGCCGACATGGCCGCATCAGACGGCAAGAACGTAGTCGAGAAGCCGATGCCAACGCCAGCCGTGGAGCCGCCTGGGCAGGCTGAGCCGGGACAGTCCTACGCGCAATGAAGCTCGACCTTGCCGACCGCACGAACCCGCTCCTTGCCAAGCTGCTCATCGGGTGGCGCGAAGACCTCGCGACGCTCAGGCTGCGCAATGACGGCCCGCTCGATCACGACGAAACGCTGACCCTTCGGGGCCGGATCGCACAACTCAAGGCACTGATCGCGCTCGCAGACGAGCCGATCGTGTTTCAGGACGACTAGACAACCCGCCGACAACCGGTCCCGCCGCTGTGCGGGCTTTTTGTTGGCCGAATGACTTTGCGGCCCGCTCAGGCGCACCGCGAGAAAGAACCACCTACATCTGATGCCGGTGGATGCCGGCCTGCTTCGTGCGGGCCTTTTCGTGTGAGGAAGTTGGAGACATGAACGAAGACCAGAGCGACAGCCAGACTGAAGTTGACGAAGACGCGGCATTCGCGGCCGGACTGCAAGACCTACCCACGGAAACGCCGGTAGCTGCAAAAGAGCCCGAAGAACCCGCCGCACAAGTCGAGCCTGTTGAACAAGCGCCGAAGTACGCGCAGATCACCGAAGAACAGTGGCAGGAAATCCAGTCACGCGCCGCCCGAGCCGATGAGCTTAAGGCCACGCTTGAGAAGGTATCCGGCACCGCGTTCGGAAAGATCGGCGGCATCGAGCGCACGCTTCAACAGCTTCAGTCGTCGGGCGTCGGTCAAGTGTCCGCAGAGGACTTCACCAAGCTCAGTGCGGAGTTCCCCGACCTTGCAGAGATGCTTGTCGAAGGGCTCAACGCGGCGCTGAAGAAGGCCCCGAGGGCGCAGCAGGTCGATCTGGCAGAGGTGGAGGGCAAGTTCAACGCCGCGCTGGCCGAGAGGCTGGACAAGCAAGAGCTTGCCTTGGAAACCCGCTTGCTCACGAGCCGGCATAAGGACTGGCGCGAGGTGGTGGCAACCCCCGAGTTCCAGGCATGGCAACTGACGAAGCCGATCACGTTCCAGCAGCAACTTGCCGGGCGAGACAGTGACTTCATCGCCGACGCGCTCACCGAGTTCAAGACGGCCCGCAAGGCCGCCGACGCCAACACACGACGAGGCCGCATCGAAGCGGCCGTTACTCCACGCGGGACTGGCGGAAACGCCACGCACGACACCGAAGATCCATTCATGGCTGGCCTAAGAACCGGCTGACAAAGGAAACATCATGGGAATGCAGAACTACGCACTCCAACCCGGCCGGCTTGAAAAGTTCAGCGGCCAGATTCTCAAGCACGCGATGGTCACGGAATGCCTCACCCGAGGCGGCCGTCAAGTTGCAATGCCGAAGAATTCGAGCAAGACATATGTTGGTCGCCGCTTTGTCCCCTACGGCGGCACGACCTCGCAGCCGAACCGCTTCTTCCAAGACGGCAACGGCGATCGCGGCGCGGCGATGGTTGCGGCGCACGTTACCGCTGATGGCGTGACGGCAACGCCCGACTCGATCACGCCGCAAGACGTGACGGTGGTCATGCAGCAGTACTCCTGCCTGTATGGATTCACCGATCAGGTCTACGACTTGTACGAGGACGACATTCCGAAGGCGATGGTCGAGCAGACCGGTCAGCGCGTGACGTTGGTCAATGAAATGATCAACTACGGCGCGCTCAAGGCGAGCACCAACCAGTTTTTCGGTGGCACTGGCACTTCGATCGCAACCGTTGACGGCGGGCTCACGCTCGGCTTTCTGCGCAAGATCGCCAAGTCGCTGCAAATGAACCACGGCGCACCAGTGACGAAGGTTCTCGACGCATCCGGCCTTTACAACACCGAGGCGGTCGCCGAGGGGTATCTGGTCTACATCAGCGTCGAGGCCGAACCGGACGTGCGTGACCTCACGAACTTCATCCCGGCCGAGAAGTACGCTTCGGGCAAGCCGATGCCGAACGAGATCGGCAAGTGCGAGCGCTTCCGCTTCATCACGACGCCGGAATTTCCGTCGCTGCAAAACGCGGGCGCTGCGGTCGGCGCAACTGGCCTGTACTCGACAACCGGCACAAACATCGACGTGTATCAGTTCATCGTCGTTGCCGCCGATGCGTGGAGTCAGGTGTCGGTGCGCGGGAAGAACTCGATCGACTCGACGTTCATCCCTCCCGGCGTGAAGTCCAAGAGCGACCCGCACGGCCAGCGCGGTTACGCCGGTGCCATTTGGTACAAGGCGGCGATGGTCGAGAACAACGGATGGCTCGCGGTTGGTAATGTTGGCCTGAAAACCCTCGTGTGATAGGTAGCGGCCGGTAACTCGGCCGCGCCAAACGACACCTCACACGAAAGGACAACCATGCAAGACAACATCACCCGGATCGTCGGCTCAATGCCGGCCGGTTCCCCGAGACGTGATCTTGAGCGAATCCTATCGGCGATGGCCGATCGGTTCTCCGCTCAGGCCACGTCAACGGCTGGCTTGGTGGAGGGGACCGCTCCGACAACCACGGCCAAGATTGGCGCAGCGGCGTTTGCCGGTGTCGTCAATGGCGTGCCTGTGGCTATCGCGGCAGGAACCCACATGCCGGCCCTGACCGGTACGACGCACACGGCAGCGTACTTCAACGTCTATTGCTTCTTCATCGACTCCGCTTCGACGGTGACGGCGGCGCAAGGGAAGGAAGGGGCAACGCTCGCAGCCGTGAAGTGGCCCGCATTTCCGAAGAACAAGGCGCTCGTCGGCTACATCGTCGTCACCTACGCCTCTCCGTTCGTTCCCGGAACCACGGCCTTGAGCACGGCTACAACGGTCTACGTCAGCCCGGTGGGGGCATTCGACCCCACTTTGTTGACCGGCTGAATCTCACTCGACACAAGGAAACACCATCATGACAACTTTCGTTGTAAACGCCGCAGGCCAAACGCTTGCCGGCAATACCTCTGCGGCCGACGCGCCAATGTCGGCCTACGGCAAGATCACGCTGGACGGAACCAGCATCACGGCAACCTCGTATCTGGCGATCGATGTTGGGTTTACCCCCAAGTACTTCCGCCTTGAAAACGCCACCGACCGTATCTCGGTCGAGTGGTTCGAGGGCATGGCCGAGGACACTTGCATCAAGACCGCCGCTGCGGGCACGCGCACGCTGGAAACCACGAACAAGGGCGTGAGCCTGGCCTCCAAGTCCAGCACGACCGCTGCATCCACCGACGCGGCGGCGCGCACGGTGCTGGTTTCGCAAAACGCGACGCTGGCCGTGGTGGCGGCGAGCAAAGTCCTTTATTGGGTCGCTCGCTCCTGACCCACCGGGGCCGCCTTCGGGTGGCCCCTTTTTCTGCATAGGAGATCCAACATGGCAAGACGCGAAGTTCACACCGACGACATGAGCACGCGAGACATTGGCGACGTGAACCTGCCCATGCAGGGCGTCATCACGCGCGAGGCGGAAACGATCGTTGTCCCTGAAGCCGACACGCGCAGCGATCAGTTGAAGGAACTAGCCTTCAATGAAGAAGTGCTGACGATCCGGCTTGAGCGTTCATCCGAGCGCAATGCGCCGAAGTTTCACGACTTCTACGTTAACGGCGTGGCTGAGTGGATTCCTGTCGGAGAGCCCTACAAAGTCAAGCGCAAGTTCGTCGCCGTGATCGCTCGCTCGCAACCGTATGACGTGCAGACGGAAGTGATCGAGGAACCGGGCCGCGACCCGTTCAACAAGATCATCCGCAACGCGCGCAGCAAGTATCCGTTCAGCGTGATCCACGACCCGAACCCCAAGGGTTACGAATGGCTCACCAAGATCATGCAGTCGGCCTGACGTGGCATCGTTCCTTTCACTCGTCAACCGCACCCGCAGGGAATGCGGAATCAGTAGCTCCGATCTGCCCACGCTTCAAGGCGTGTTGTCGCTCGAAAACAGGCGCTTTGTCGATTGGGTGAAATGGGCATGGGTCGATCTGCAAATCGTGCGCCCGAATTGGCAGTGGATGCGCAAGACGACCGTTTTCCCCACGGCGCTAGGACAGGCTAACTACACCTTGGCGCAGGCCGGGGCAGCCGACCTTGGCGAGTGGATCACGGACACGTTTCGCTCGTACCTCACGACAACGGGCGCCGTAGGCGAGCAGACTATGGAGTGGTTCGACTATCCAAGATTCAGGGATATGTACCAGTTCAGTTCGATGCGGACGACGACCGGATTTCCGTTGTGGTTTACGACAAACCCGGATCACTCGCTTGCGATCTGGCCCCTGCCTGCGGATGCCTACACGATCGAGGGCCAGTATTACCGCGCCCCGGTTGAATTATCGGCAGACCTTGACGACCCGGTTACAGGTGGGCTCCCGGAGCGGTTCAACGCGATCATCGTATTCAAGGCGATGCAGTCATACGGTTTCTTCGCTGCCGCGCCAGAAGTAGAAATGCGCGGACAGACGCAAGAGCGAAAACTGATGCAGCAGCTTGAAACGTGGGGACTGTCAACGATGGAAATGGCGGGGCCGCTGGCGTGACGATGCCTCGTGTCACGGTGGACTACAAGCAAGTAGTCCTCGGTGGCGGTCTTGATCTGCTGTCAACGTCACAGATGGCGCGGCCTGGTTCGGCGCTCTACGCGCACAACTACGAGCCTGCATTCGGCGGCGGGTGGCAAAAACTCGGCGGTATCGAGAAGTTTTCAGGCCAACCGAGACCATCAGACGCCGACTACACGATCCTTTCCGCAGAAGCGGGGTTGTACGGCATCGCGCTTGGGGATGCTGTTACGGGCCGAAGCAGTGGCGCTACAGGGGTGGCTATCTACCTCACTGGCGTATCCGTTGTATTGACGAAGGTGGTCGGGGCGTTCACGGTCGGCGAGGAACTTCAAACCTTCGGCATGACGCGCGGCGTTTATTCAGGCGGCGGTAGCCCGACAACTGCGCAACTTGAAAATACCTTCTACGCCCTTGCTGCGGCTGAGTACGCGGCGGATATTTCCACCGTTCCGGGCAGTGGCCCGATTGGCGGCATTTCTGTTCTTGGCTCGACTGTCTATGCATGGCGAGACAGCGGGGCAGCGATGGTTCTCTACAAGTCAACCTCTACCGGATGGGTGGCGGTCAGCCTGCTGTATGAACTCAGCTTCACGGTGGGGAGCGGGACGGAACCAGCAGAGGGGTCAACAATCACGCAGGGCGGGGTAACGGCGACGCTCAAGCGGGTTGTCCTTGAGTCGGGGACATACGCGAGCAACACCGCAGCGGGGCGCTACATCATCACTGCGCCGGCCGGTGGATCGTTCGTCGCCGGGGCCTTGGCGGGGACGCTAGGAACCGTCCCCGCTGCCGGCGCTGGCGTCTATCACGGGACGCAGACAACGCTTCTGGCCGGTGGTCGGGTGCTTACTGACCGATTCAACTTCACGGCTTCGGCCGACACGAACCGCATCTATGGGTGCGATGGGGTGAACCGTGAATTCGAGTTTGATGGAACGGTCTATGTCCCCCTGACGAGCGGGCAGACAACCAAGGCAACCACGGTCAAGTGCCACGCGAACCATCTTTTTTTCGGGTTCCGTGGAAGCCTGCAACACAGTGGCATTCTGGCGCCGTACACCTTCACGGCAATCTCGGGCGGGGCCGAACTTGGGACCGGGGACGTGATTACAGGGCTGGCGACGCTGCCCGGAAGCGCAGAGCGCGCGGCAATGCTGGTGACGTGCCAGAACTCGGCGCGAGTGCTGTACGGCAACGCAGCGGCAGGTGACTACGCATGGACGTTCATTCCGGTCAGCAATGACGCGGGGGCAAATGCATTCTCGATAGAGGACTGCGGGATGCCCCTGTTTCACGACACGCCGGGATTCAGGGCGTTCAAGTCAACGCAGGACTTCGGCAACTTCACCTGGAATATCGAGAGCCGGTTTGTCGATCCGCTCGTCAAGGAAAAGACGCCTATCGCATCGTGCTTTAGCAAGTCGCTCACGCGCTATCGCTGCTTCTTTAGCGACGGTTCGGCAATAAGCGGCACGCCAAGCCCGAAGGGGTGGGAGTGGAGTCACATCAGCTACGGGCGAAACATCGTGATCGCCTACAGCGCGGAAGTCGCAGGAATCACCCGCACCTTCTACGGCGACGATCAAGGCTATGTGTACGAGGCCGACATAGGCCGGTCTAACAACGGCGACAACATCAACGGGATTCTCCATCTGCACGGCCTGAATCAAGGGGCTCCCGGGATCGAGAAAACATATCGGTTCTTTGTGACAGAGACGCAGGGCGAGGGTTCATTCTCCCTGTACTCGCGTGCCGAATTCAATGACGGCAACCCGACGAAGGACGCAACCACAAGACTACCGACGCGGGCGACTGGTGGAAATGCATTGTGGGACGTTGCGCACTGGGACAAGTCGTTTTGGGACACGCGGCGGCAAGACAGCAAGCGAATGGATCACACGGGCTACGGCTACAACATCAGTCCGATGTTCAGCTTCGACTCTGGCGAGGAGCTGCCGCACACGATCAAGACCGTCACGGTTTTCTACACCGCGAGAAAGGTCAGGACTTCATAAATGACGTTCTACACAAACACGCTCAACGCTACGCCAGACACGCTGATTCGCAGCGCGGACGCCAACTCGCAATTCGGGCTTGTCGAGGCCGGATTCAATTCGGTAGAGACAAAGACGAACGCAGCGATCAAGGCCCCTGATGGGGAGTCGCTTGTCGCCCTGCCTTCCGCAGCGGTGCGAGCGAACAAGTCTCTTGTCTTTGACGCGACCGGTGCGCCCGGAGCGGCTACGGCCGCGACCTCGGACGAAATGCTTGCGGCGGTGGCGGCGGCGGAAGCTGCTGCGTTGGACGCGGCGGCGGCGGCGGCATCTGCAGCATCTGTTGCGGGCTCTGCCAACTCGATTTCTTATCTCCTAGTTATGAACGGAATCATCTGATGAGCACGACAGCAGCATTTGCATCCATCGTCGCGCCCGATCTTGCGCAACTCACGGACGCCAACACGAACCGCGACGGCACCGGAACGGTCGTCACGGTATCGACCGGGGCGACTGACGGCGACCGGATCGACGACATCGAACTTTGCGCCGCCGGGGCGGTGACGGATGGCGTGATCCGGCTCTACATCTCGGACGGCACGAACACCCGGCTCGTCAAGGAAGTCCTTGTGTCGGCCACGACGCCGAGCACGACGCAGGCCGTCTGGTCCGCCAAGTTGCTCAATCTCGGCTGGCTGATAAGGACGAATTGGCTGCTCAAGGCCAGCACGCACAACGCGGAGACGTTCAACATCTACGTTTCCCGGAAAGGCTCGTTCTAATGAACACCGGAATCCCGCCCGCCTTCGGTGGCCCGCCGACCGGGATCGCGCTGCGGACAACGACGCTCACAGGTGGAGCAGGTACGTTCTCCCCGCTCACCAACAACTCGTGGTGCCGGGTTACGGTCGTCGGGGCGGGCGGTGGCGGTGGCAGGCCGCCGAAGGCCGGCTCCAACGGCGCCAGCGGGGCGGGTGCGGGCGCAACCAATGTTCGTTGGGTTCGCCTTCTCGGGCCCTGCGCTTACATCATCGGCGCGGGCGGTGCTGGCGCGACAGCCGACAACACATCGGGAGCGGACGGCGGGTTCACTCGATTCTGGACGATAGCGTCTGGTGGCGGGCCGGGCGGGAGAGAAACATACCCAAATTCAGGCGGCGGCGAGGCGAGCCAGGATCGGAGCGCTGACGGTGGCGCTGGCGGGACGTTTGGCGGCGCCGGCGGCCATGGTGGGGTTTCCACAAACTCCCCCGGAAGCGCTGGCCGCGCGAGCGGGTTCGCGGGCATCGGGAGCACTCAGCCACTCAACGGCACAGCCCAAGGTGGCGCATCGAGCGGCGGCGCAAAGGGCGGCGGTGGCGGCGGGGGAGATAGCGACTACGGCCGGGGTGGTTCAGGTGGTGCGGGCGGCACAACGACCGGAGCGAACGGATCGCCAGCGACCGGCTACGGCGGCGGGGGCGGCGGTGGTGGCGGTGGCTCTACGACGACCGGCAACGGCGGCGCCGGCTCTGGCGGGCTCGTGATTGTGGAG